TTCAACCTTCAATCTTTGTGCTCTCTGGTCTGCCCAATCGTGGCAATAGAAATAAGAACTGATAAAAGGATGCATTCCTAACTTCTTTGCTCTCCAATTCTGAACTGGAGTGTGATACATCTTTTTAATTTTGGTGTGGTCATCGTTCCAAATCACATCTACTGCAGCGTTTCCGTAGAGTTTCAAATCAAATGAAATTCTTTTTACATCTTCCTGTGAGATAATCTTTGCTAACACATCGTTAAACAATAAGTTGTTTGAGAACAAACCTTTACCAAAGATTAAATCAGCCACACCATCAATACAAGCGGCATTTGTTGTAGATGTAGTGTAAGCATCGGTTAGGACATCAAAGTAATCATCCATATCCATAATTCCAACAGGAACCCAATGGTGTCTTGTTTTAGTATCCTCACTAATTACTGGGATTTCCTGCTGAGCTAAATTAACTACACTTAATTTAGTTTCTTTCTTTATTGATTCGTTTGTCATAATACGATGTATGAATTATCTGTTACATTTGATTTGAAATCAGGTGGAATCTGATTTTCGTAGATTGCTTTAGATGCTGTTGTAGATGAAGTAGCAAATGTGTTGAAGGTTCCATGCCAAATGTTGTTTCCACTATCATCAGAAAGAGTAGCTCTATATTCTGAACCATAGATTGCTCCACTAATAGAAGCACTGAATGCCAATAGGGATTCATCACTATCGTAGGTAAATGAACTGAACGATTGGGTGGTATTTGTAAGTAAATACATATCCTGATAGGACATTGTGTATGAGTTAGAGGTATTCTCCTTAACTCTGATGGTCACCAAATTGCTTCCTGATAGGTAGTATGATTGCATGAGAATGTCTTTATCTATTTAACAAGCTTACTACTATAAGTATCATACAAAAATTGAAAACCAATATTGTTGATAAATTGATTAAAATAAATTTGGTAGGTCAGATTATCTTTTGTATATTTGGTATGTAATAAAAAAACAACAAAAAGTGAAACTGTTAGTATTTCTATCCATTTGGTTTATTTTGTTCCCATTGAACAATATTGTGAATAAATTGATTAAAAAATATTTTGTAAAGTAAAATATCTTTCGTATATTAGATCTGTTAGTGATTAACCCCTTAAACAAAAAATAAAATGAAACAACAATTTTCAAAACAACAACTCCACTTTATCCAACTTGGAAAATCTCAACGAGAATCTCTTAAATCTGCAGTTATCGCAGCTATCGTTGGTGTTAAACGAAAGAGGAAACATACATTGGTTTATTCCCCAACTGGTTTGGGTAAAACTTATGTGTTCAAAGAAGAGTTGGATAAGCATGGGATTGATTACGCAGTGATTAGTGGTAAACAATCACTTTTTCAAATCGCTCTTAATCTTTTGGTATACTACCATCTTAAACCAAAAGGAGAACCAATGGTGATTCTTTTTGATGACTGTGATGTTTTCTTTACAAAAGCAGATTTGATGAATGTTCTTAAAAATATGACTGAAGGTGAAAACTCTTTGGTATACAATGTTAACATCATTGAATCACAACTTACTCCGGTCCAACTTGAAGCTTACAAAAAATATAAAAGTAAAATCGGTAAAGGTTTTGTAGTTCCGTGTGATGAGTTTGTTTTCTTCTTTACTACAAACTTTATGTTGCCCTTTGACCAGCAAGTTGATAAACTTCGTAAGAGGGAAGGTAACTCTTCCAAAGTTGAAAAGCTTGAATCTCTTGCAGCTTTCCGTTCTCGTTTCCGAACCAAAGATTATCCAATGGATAAAGATACCAAATGGGGATATCTTACTTATGTTCTTATGGAGTGTGATTTGATTCCTGAGCTTGATGAAGAGTCAAAAATGATTATGGCTGATTGGATTTTGTATAACTGGGATAAACTAAAGGAAACCAACCTACGAACTTTGGAAAAGATGGGTGAAGATATGTTGGATTACCCTGATACCTACAAAGATGTGTGGGAAGCTGATTACCTTATGTTTGATGATTTTGCTTTGTAAGATATGAAAGATTGGTTGAAACAAGCCCATCAAATCAATGAAGAGTTTAATAACTCTGAGTATGGAAAGCTTTCTGAATCTAAAATTAAAATAATTTCAGGTGCCATTACGGGCGGAATGTTAAATGTTCAAAATGGACATATAAATAAACTTAACAAAGAAATACTAACTTCAGAAAAAAGAAGTGAGAATCGTAAGTTGAAGTTTGAGGTTGATGTAGTAAAAAGTATTTGTGATGAATCTTTAACACTACACGAAGTTGCTAAAAAGTTAGATTTAACTCTAAACACTACCCGAAGAATTCTTAAAGAATATTCTTTGTATGAAGAATTTAAGAATAAACCAAAGCCAGAAGATTGGAACAAACGATTTATTTCATATGGTGGTGCTAAAACCAACAAAGTAATACGAATGTATTACTACTGTGAAGATTGTAAGAATGGTAAAGGAGAATTTATCAAAGAGTTTCATTCAATTACTGAAGCTTCTGAAGAAACACAACTATCAGCTATTAGTAAGGTTCTAAACGGAAAACAAAAACGATGTGGTAGAACAAAAGATTTTGCTGGATACTACTTTGAAGAAGTTTATAAATAAAAAGAAAAACCCACCTTTTGGGTGGGCTCTTCCGTTGTATGATAGATAAGAAAATACTCTTAATTAAGAGTATACGATAGTTGGTGCATTTGAAACTGCTCCAAATGGGTCACCAAATGTGCTTCCGCTTACGAATGCCGCTGGGAATTGCTCTTGTCCAGTGAAGGTTACGGAGTATCCGTATAAATCACCTAAACCAGCTCCTGTTTGGATAGTTCCAGCGGTTACATCAGCTCCTTCTCTTTCACCTACTAAAAGGGTATCACCCTGCATAGTGTGAACAAAGATTTGAGGTCTACCATAAGCCATAAGCTTTAATTGGGTAGTCATCTCATTTGTAAGCTTCTTCAAATTAAGAACTAATTCTTGTGAGAAGAAAGTTGTTCCATTCTCTCTTGAAGTATTTACAGTTTCTGTGTATGCTGAAGTTCCCTTCAATTCGTAGTAGTATGCGTTGATTCCAGCTGTAGGGAATCCTGTTACCTCACCGTCTACGTCCTTTGTGAACGAACCTGTTTGGTAGTTTACGAAATACACACCAGCTAATCCACCAACACTCTCTTTACATACCTCTTGTCTTCCTTGAGTTAAATCGCACGACATAGTTTATATTGTTTTTTTAAGGTTAAAGTTTAGAGAGTAGGGAGGGTGTTACCCCTCCCATTCTCAATTTAGTAGTTTTTGTGGATTGCGATGTCCTCACCAACACCATATACAGTGTCAGCGGTGTATCTCATAATCACTCTGAAGTTCTGTGAACCATCCAAGTCAGCCATGTCTAAGATACGCACTTCGTTGTAATCGCTCATAAGACCAGTTCCGAAGAAAAGGTTTGATTTCTGAGCAGCTACCATTGCTGATGCTGGAAGACCAGGACAAAGAGCCAAATCAATTCCGTTGTAGTTCATTGGCTTCATACCAACAGTGAATTGGTTATCAAAGCCATTAGCTCCAGCTGCAGTTGCAGTGCCACCAGCTACGAACACACCAGAAAGTGCTTGTTGGTAAGCCTTAGCTACATTGGTTGGAACGTAAATCATCAAGTCATCCTTGCCGTATACTTCAGCTGGGATTGCTTCTACTAAAGCGTTCAATGCAGCAACTACGTTAGCTGAAGTGATTGAACCAGAGATAGAAGAAGTTACAGGTGCGTTTACACCACCAGCAACAACTGATGAAGATAATTCGTTGTAGATACCCTGGAACTGACCGTTAGTTGCAGAGTTACCTTGCCAGATAGAGATTTCAGTTGCTTCTGCTACTTTACCACCGATGTAAGAAACTAAGTAATCGGTGAAAGATGCAGGAACCTCATCAAATGCAGAGTAGCCCAACTGAAGTGCTTCCCAAGATGCTACGAAGTTTTGCTTACAAAGCTCTAAGTTAACCTGAAGCTCTTTTGGCTCAAGGATTCTTTCGGTAAGAGCTACTGTACCTGAAGTAGTGAAATCACAAGATGCATCGTTAACGATTGAGTCAACAGCAACCTTCTGAATTACTTGCTTGTATTTTACGTTTGGAACAACAGTGATAAATCCGTTATCCAAAGTTCTTGCAGATAACAACGCAGCGGCGATGTATTTGCCTGCAAACTCACCAGCATAAGTTGTAGTAATGCTTGGTTGAGCGAAGTTTTGTCTTTTTTTCATTTTAATTCGTTATTAAATGATTTATTTGTAAAGTTTTGATAAGAAGGTTGCTTGTGCATCACCTACTTTACCATTCTTTGATGGTTTACCCAAATTAAGGGTTTGTTTTGACATCTCAACTGGTGCTCCGTTCAAAGGAGAAACTTCTTCCTCTTCGTCATCTTCCTCCATGTCTTCCATGTCAATCTTTTTCATTTCAGCGATTGCTTTCTCCATTTCTTCAATGCGATAAGCCATCTCTTCCATTTTCTTTCCGTAGTCAGCCATTTGGACTTTCATTTCTTCATATCCTGGCTCACCTGGTAGAGGTTCAACTTCTACAGTCTCTTCAGACATTTTAACGTCTTCTTCCTCTTTAATTTCTTCTTCCATTTCCTCTACGTTCTCTCTTTCAACGATTACACCGTCTTTAGTGATAACTCTAATGTGAACTTCATTACCTTCCTCATCTCTAAGGAACAAATTGTGTTCACCATCTGGAGCTGGAGTTTTGCCTTCTTCGGTTACTACCTCAACTGGCTCGCCTACATCAAAAGTTGGAGATTCTACAATCGTTCCATCTTCTAACTTAGCGTAAGTCATCTTAACTTCTTGCTTAGCAAGTAAAGTTACGATTTTGTTTAATACACTAGTTGCATTCATATTATAATAATACTTTAGTTTAACATTATAACAATCTTTAATTACTTTATAGTAATTTTTTTATACCGGAATTCTATTAGATAGAAAATCTGATACTAACTGAACTTCTGCATCACTTAAAGTTCGGTTGTATACTAATATGTCAGTTACTTCACAATTTGAGTTTTCAAAAGTTGGACTTGAAGTTCCACCATCAGTAAATGAACCAATATTAATAGATACTCCATATGGACCAGCTGGATATACACTTGCTGATGGTAGAGATGCAGTAATAAATGTTCCATTTAAGAAAAATCTTTGTTTTCTTATATCAGAAACCCCACTTTCGGTAAATTCACAAACTGCACCAAACACTCTCCAATTTGTATCATAACTTCCAGAAGGTGGAAATACAAATTTACCATTAACTGGGTCTGGTGCTAAATAAGCAGGGCCTGTTGATGGTAATCCAGCATATGAACCTGAATAATTTCCTAATGTCCAATTATATAATAGATTTGTATTTCCTGCTGGAGGAACAAGTTGACTTGTTAACATTCTACCATGTTTATCACTTACCGAGCCACTATATCTACCTCCATAAATTACAGTGTATTCTGGAGTATATCTTAAATCAATTGGACCCGGTGTTGGTGTAGTAAAAAAACCTTGCACATTACTAATAGATAATACACCATTTTCAGAATCCCAAGTTGGAGAACCAAATAAAGATGCTGTTACATTACCACCATATGAATTATACCAATAGCCGCTTGAGGTATCCATATTTTGAGTTCCATCCAAAAACATAACCAATCCATCCAATGGAATAGGATATTCTGGTCCGCTCGTTGGATTTATCAGCACTGAAACATCACCAACAAATGAGTTGATGATTTCGGTATTACCTAAAAAGTATTGTGTTCCTAATTCAGCCATAGAATGATTTATTCAACAAATTTATCTAATTCATTAACCCATCTCCAACCCAATTGTGGAATTCCTCTATTTTCATATGGTGCAGAATACTTTACTTCTCCACCATAGTTTTGGTATCCGCTAAAATCGTGTGTTGAAATATCACCTTCAAAAAGGTCTATCACAATCATACTAGTATTTACTATTGCCCAACTTCCAAACATAATATTTATTTTTTTAATTAAACTAATTCAACAATTGATTCAGGTATTGTAATGGTAGAACCAGTGTATCCTTTATCAGTTCCAAAGTATACTCTGTAGTCCTGAACATTCTTTCTCAATCCATCGTTATTGTTTCCACTATTGATACCAACTAATTCGTATCTTGCGCTCGGTGGGTTATTAACCGATGCTGCTCTTGTTCCACTACCAATTCGGTTACCATTTAAGTAAACATATACGTTAGTTCCACTCTTAACAAATGCAACGTGATACCAAGTATCCAATACATCTGTAAATGTTGGAGTTATACTCCAAGTGTTAACGGAGTTAATATAGAACTTAAATGTGTTATCAAATGTGTACTGCATTGTAATGTAATCGGTTGAAGCATCTGAACCAAAACACCACATATGGAATGGTGGATTTGCATGAGATTGACGAGGATTAAACCAAAATTCAACTACTAAGTTTTGAGAGCCAATTAAGTAATCGGCAGTTCTAATAACACCTACGTTTGCTGAATTCTCTTGAGAAACTGATGATGTGTATCCTTCTGTACTCCAATCGTATGCTCCACTACCAGAATCAACTACTGATGCAGATAAGAATACATATGCCGCAGATGAACCTGTTGAACGAATTAGATAAGAATCGTTTATATCTCCACTTCTAATTAATCCATCAATAGATTCAGTATAAGATGTCATACCCAACTCACTAAACAAACTCATAGGTTGAGCAGTTACCAACGATGCCGAATATGGGTCATTTCTAACCTGATATACTGGCCCAGGTGCAACACCTGCTTGTTCATATGAGTTTATCCCAACCCATTTATTATCATAGAAACTGAAAACCTCAAAGTCTCCTAAAAATATTCTTTCACTTACTTCTGCCATAATCTTTTAATTTATACGAATCTACCTAATGTGGTTTGAAATGTTTGGTTAATATCTACTAAATCATCAATCTCTCCAGTTGTTAATCCACTACCAAAACATTGAAATGCTATGTTTCTAGCAGAATGTGCAGCTGCCGTTCCTGAGCTATTTAATGCCAAAACAAAAATATCTCTTGAAGGTGCGGTTGTTGCAGCATTTGATACTGTTGTATGTGATTTATTGATACTCCTATTGTATGAAGTTGATGATAATCTACTAATTCCAAAAAGTCCAATAGAATTGGAGTTTGCTGGTGAATTTAATGTAGCAGTATTACATCTATTTGCAAATAAACCAGATGGGTTCCTTGGATTTATCTGAAATCCATTTGTTCCATCAAAAGCACCAAAATCAACATCATCTAATGCGTTTGTTCTTGAGTAGGTAAATCCACTAGCATCATCTCTACCACCACCTAATTCAGCTGAAACGCTTAACCATGTGGTTCCATATCCAGTTGTTCCATTACCAGTAACACCATTAGAATTGTGAGTAATTGTTCCATTCCAACCAATTCTAAATGCCGCATCACTATCTTGTGGGTCTTTTAGATTGTATTTGTGTGTATCTGCGGTTCCTCCAACGTATGGATATATTGCATTCATCTTTGTCCAAATACCAGCACTTTTCAAATCAACAACTAAAGTATTGATTGCAGATTCAATAGTCCCATCAGTAATTCCAGTAGCAGTTAAGAATGCTTCTGCATCCGGGTCTAATCCTCCCGTTGCTGCTTCTACCTTAATACTTCTAAATGCAAATGGTGTAAACATATTATTGGAAATTATTTAATCCTACCAAATATAATGAGGTTGTATCAAATGCGATGAATGTAAGAACATCCTGCGCAGTTGCTGATGATGCAGTAAAGAACGAACCTGAAGGTTGTAGAATGTTAGGTCCGAATGTTACGGTTGCTCCACTTACTGATTTAAGTAAGAGGTTAGTAGTTTGAGAACCCTGAACATTCTCTGCTGTAATGTGAGTATTTCCACTTACCAATTGTAATACGAAGAAGTTTCCATCACTTACATCCATAGATGCGGTGTTAGAAGCAATACTCATATTCACATGGTTTCCTTTAAGAGAACCTGTGATACCAAAACTACCCGTAATTTGAGCAGAGCCACTAAATGGGAACGCTGAAGTTGTTCCACCACCACTACCAGTGATTGCTGAACCCGATACAACATATAATGTATTTGGGTCTTTACTCACCAATGCTGCATAAGATGCTGATGTAATTGATACTACGTGCTTAACTTCAGGCGTTCCACCATAAGTTGGAGATACGTTATCAATTACTGAACCTGTGTAGGATTGTGAGGTAATTAAATAACTTCCAGTTACCGAAATACTACCAGTTACTCCTAAACTACCTGTAATTTGAGCAGAACCGCTAAATGGAAATCCCTCTCCAGTTCCACCACCACCACTACCGGTGATAGAGCTTCCACTTACCACATAAAGTGTATTTGGGTCTTTACTTACTAATGCTGCGTAAGAAGCTGATGTAATTGCTACTACGTGCTTTACTGAAGGAACACCACCATAGGTTGGAGATACGTTATCTACCAACGAACCTGTGAATGATTGAGAAGTAATTAAATAACTTCCACTTACATCTACCGAACCAGTTACTTCTGCTTTACCAATGAATGGGAATCCACTTCCACCACCACCAGCAGCATCAATTTCAACAGTTATAGTTCCACCACCAGCATCAGTTACGGTTACTGCACTACCTGTAAAGTTTAGAACGGATGCATCACCAATTTCACTACCATCTTTAGCTACTGCAAGAATTGTAGTTGCTCCGCTTGTTCCGCTTGTTCCGTTTACACCATTAGTTCCATCAACACCTGAAGTTCCTGATGTTCCATCGGCTCCAGCAGAACCTGTGGTAGCAGTTGAACCTGATACGATGTAAAGAGTATTTGCATCTTTTGTTCCTAATGCTGCATAAGATGCAGAAGTAAGAGTTACAACGTGCTGAACTCTTGCAACGCTTGTGTATGTATCAGTAATATTATCAATGAATGAGCCACTAAACGAACCCGATTTAACGTATTCATCTCCAAATAGATTTAGAGAGCCAGTCAAAGTAATACTTCCACTAAAGATTGCCGAACCTGTGTAAGGGAATGTTGCAGTTCCACTCAAACCAGAAGTACCTGATGTTCCACCACTACCGGCAGTTCCGTTCGTTCCATCTACTCCGCTTGTTCCTGCTGTTCCATTGGTTCCATCAATACCTGATGTACCAGCCGTTCCGTTAGTTCCATCAATGCCTGATGTTCCCGCAGTACCGTTTGTCCCATCTACTCCGCTTGTTCCTGCTGTTCCATTTGTTCCGTCTACACCTGAAGTTCCTCCGGTCCCATTGGTTCCATCAATACCTGAGGTTCCGGCTGTGCCGTTTGTGCCATCAATTCCACTAGTCCCAGCAGTTCCATTCGTTCCATCAATTCCGCTTGTTCCAGCGGTTCCGTTGGTTCCATCTATACCAGATGTTCCTGCTGTTCCATTGGTTCCATCAATACCAGAAGTTCCTGATGTTCCACCAGTGCCTGATGTTCCTGAAGTGTTTGCATCAAATAAAGAAGAAGATGCAATTGCTACAGGCACATCATCTGAATTACCTACCCAAAGATATCCTTCTTGAATGTTAGGAAGTGAACGAACTGCGCCTGGTCCATTGATTACACCTGAACCATTGATTGCTGATTTCTCAACATTTCCTAATTTCTGAACTAAGTTAGCCGAACCTGTTGGTGCTACATTTGTGTATCCACCACCTACTGCTACGAATACTTCATCACCAGCTGTAAATGCTGTTGTATCTACTTCGTTAATAAATCCATCTAAAAGAACTAAACCTTCTCCACCTACCGCTAATGCTTCTCCTGCAATACCACCAGCAGGCATTAAGCTTGGATTTCCTGCATCAGCTGGAAGAACACCAACTAAATTACCAGCAGTTCCACTACCTGTGAAGTAAAGTGGAGTTCCTTTAGCGATTGGGTTACCGCTTACGTTTTTACCAACTACAAAAGTGTTGTTTGAGTATACTGAGTAAGATGATGATAAAGCATTTAGTGCCCAACTTGAGGTTAGGTTAGCAACACCATCCAACATTGTCAAACTACCAGTGATAGATACACTACCAGTTAGGTCTTGGAAATCATCCAATGAATCACCGAATTTGTTTGAGCCAGATGTGTAAAGGATAGATGAAGAATCTACATAGAATGTTCTTGCTGTTAAATTACCATCAACTAATAAATCACCTTGAATTGTTTGATTTCCTTTGAATAGATTACTACCAGTTGTAGCGTAAGAGCCAGTCAAATCAGTTAGATTCTGAATGTTTTGGGTGTTGGTTGATATGTTACCCTCATCGGTTGTTAATCTGCTCTCTAATGAAGAGGAAAGGGCATCTAATGATGATGTTGTAGCAAATCCACCAGTTACTGCAGTAAGAGAATCAATTTGGTTTTGGAGTGAGCCTGTCTCCGTTTCCAAACTATCTAATCTATTATCAGTTGATTGTGTGTATGCATTAAAAGATGCGGTAGTTACTAATCCTGATACATCAGTATCGGTAGCGTTTACTGATATAGTAGCGATTTGTGTAAATGAATCGTATGATGCAGTTACTGATGAACCGCTAAAGTTAAGTGTTGCTGATACACCTACCAACACACCTTCTTCTGCTACTTTGATTGCACCTCCACTTACGATGAGGCTATCTATTTGTTGTGATACTGTGTTTATAGAAGCACTGAAGGAAGCACTATCCGTATTGTATGTTCCTTCATCAACCAATGAATCAATCATATCTTGGTTGAATTCCCTTAGGATGGTAGCAGTAATTGCTCCTACATTATTATTTGGAAAACTACTTTGGTTTTCCGCAGATAATTGAGTTTTGTTTAATTGGCTCATTGTTAGTCTTTTTCTACTCTGTCAAAATCAAATGAGAATGCGGTTGAGAAGGCACCTCTATAACCTCTTGCGGATTGTGTTTGTCCAATACCTTGGTTGATAAGTAATCCATCGCAACATTCTCTTGAATAATTATTGGATTCTAAACACAAACATCCCTGACGATTATTATGAGGAACTGCCAAACCTCTGGTTGGACCTTTAACTTGTCCACCTTTGGAGTTTGGGTAGTTTTGCTTTTCCTTCCAAGCTACTCTATACCTCTTCATAAACCACCCGTAGTGTTTTTGTTTATATTACCAATTCCCTGCTGAATCAACAAACCATCACAACATTTTACTGAATACTCATTACGATTCTTACACAAGCATCCTCTCCTTGAATCTTTTGGAGATGAGTAGCTCACAGTTCGTTCATGCTTCTTCGGTAACGGATTGAATTTCTTCTTCATCAGAGTTCTTTCTATTTTAACAATTATAACCTATTATGTATTGGATTTGGTTGATTCCTTATACAATAGGTTTTGTAACTGATTGTAATCCGCTTGATAAGCAAGATATAAGAGGCATTCCTCCAATGGTCTTTCTAAAACACTATCAAAATTTAGGATATTGTTGTTTGCCAATTGGACAACAGTTCCGTAACTGCCCCATTTTCTGCCAAAATTGACTTGATGCTGGGAGGTAAGTTCTCCACCTTCAAAGAGCTCAGGATATCTTTCACTAAGTCCTCCGATAAAAGAAAAAAAAACTGTAGAGCACCAAAGTGAACATCCATTCCTACGTTTAGGAACTTCTCATAACCATATACACCTTTATAAGGTTCAATGGTGTATAATGCTCCACTCTTTGATTTAATTGGCCTGTAGAGGATACTCATAATCTTAGCCCAATTATCGTTTATAGAGATTGTATCGTATTTGGTGATATCCAAATATGCTCCGTATGCAATCTTAGATAGGTTGGGTTCAAATCCGTATTCCTTACCATCTATAGTGATTATTCTTTGTAGAGGTAAATCTGTCTTACCAATAAACTCAACCAAGTCCAACTTCATATTCATATACAAATCAGTTGGTAGTTGCCCTATGTAGGCTGGGTCTATCTTACAAAAATGGTGTAATAAACAAGCCACATAGCCACTTTCTTCCTCTCCATATACCTCAACATCCTTTTGGAAACGGAGGTAGTCAGAGAGCGTTATAGCACTCCAATTGGTTGGAACATTAATCTTTAACTCCATATTAGTTTATATCTAAATCTGATTTTTGTTTTGGCTTGTATTCAGAGATTTTATATTGCTCTGGATTGATTAGTTCTTCACTTGCTACAATCACAGTCTCAATAGTGTTTAGGTTATCTAATACTACCTGCTGTTTGGTTTCCTCTAATTTCTTATGTAGTGAGTTTCTTTGGTGAACTACTGCTAATAGGTTAGATTTAAGTTCTCTGCTTTCATTTATGAGTTTATCCAACTCTTTCTCCAAATGGTTTGCCCATTTAGCTAATTCAATGTAATCCTGTTCGGTTACTTCAATTCCGTTTATCTTCATCTTATTGAAATGTTATAGGTTCCGTGATTCTTTTTCTTTTGTGATAGCATCCAACTTCCTACATACCTACAAGCATCAATTGCGTGGTTGTTGGTATCAATGGGCTCGTTCAAAAGAGTATTGTTCTTATCTTTTTTCCACACATAGGAATAGAACTCATCAATTAAATTCTTTGAGTTCTTTGTTAAATGTATTTTGTGTTGTTTTAGTGTATCTATTCCAGCCATAATACTATCAGGTCCTTTTAGGGCTGGTTTGATGTTTATTCCTCCACTACGGAAGATTTCTTCTATAAGTCTTGGGTCTGAGCTATCCGCAATTACTTCCTTTCTACCATAAGTGTTGTATGCTCCTCTGATAAAGTTAGAGATTTGATTTGATAATAAATTCTTCTCATAACATATCTCATCAAAGTAAACACCTTCATCACCTTTCCAAAGTCCAACTAATGCAGTTGGGTCGTTCGTAAACCCGAAGTCAATTCCGTATCCTAATAACTCTGCACCTTCGGGTATGTAATCCACTACATTTACATTATCAAACACCAATCCCTCAATCATACCTTCCAAACCTAATCCATAGGTTTTCCAATAGGATGGTGAGGTATGCTCTAATCTTTCAATCTCCTGAATTATCTCATCTTCCAAAAAGGGATTATCCTTATAGGTGGAGATAATCCTCTCTGCTTCAGGATGCGTTAGCATTTGGGTATAAATCCAATGGTTTGTTGGGAACGATGGGTTGTATGCTATTATGGTTTTGTTTGTAGTTCTGATGAATAGCTGGAACATATCATCCCAGTCCAACTCATTTGCTTCATCAACAAAAAGGTAATCTCTCTTTGTTCCCTTTCTTCTTTCACCATCTTGCACCGAAAGGAATTCTATTGTGCTTCCATTATGGAATGTGTATTGGTTTTCTGAAGCATACCAATTGTTTTCGTTCCACAAATCCAATTCCTTCATTATATTACGAAAATCCCTTAGCGTTGAAATGCGTAAGGATGGAAATGATTTTCTTACTATGGAGATACTGATACCTGGCTCTTCTAATGCTTTTACTACCAAATACTGAACTGCTGAATAGGATTTGCCACTACGGGTTCCTCCTTGCAGTATTACTATTCTACCTCCATTGAGAATGTCCGTAAATGTTTTACTTGTCTTTATCTTTACTTCCATCTCTTTGTATAACTTCAATTTTTAATTTATCTATCTTTGCATTTACTTCCGCATCTACTTTCATATCAACTGATTTCAACTTTGGAACTACATACTCCAATAACTTCAAATAAATCTCAGCTGCTTTAATTGGATTCTCCTTTCTGATTTTATCTATATCTTCGGTGATGTTATCCAACCCTTTGTTAGCTAATCTTGCCAATGTGAGTTTGGCTTGTTCCGTAGAACGATTGATAGCTCCCTTTGGCCTTCCCTTACTTAGATTATGTCCCTTATCAAATGGCATTTTATATTATCGTATAGTATTTTAATATATAACAAGCTCTTTTATGAGTTGTATTTAAGGAATATATACATATATATTATTTATTGTTCCACACCCTCCACATATCTCTTACGTTGGGTTGTTCAAAGATTTGCTTTGTAAATAAATCTAATATCTCTACATCCGATTCATCATACAATTTTGTTTTTCTCATCTCATAGAAATGAGTATATCCCATAGCACCTAATTTAATAAAGCCCATTCTCTCTATCTCAAAAACAAAATCTATGAATTGTAATTGCTTATCAGTAACTATCTTCACCATATATTACAACTTTATCAACATCAGCGAATTTCCAACTATATCCCATATAGTGTTCGTATCTACCAGTTAGTGCTCCTATTAGAGATTGTGTCTGAACTTTATTAAATCCCATTTCTTCAGCTGCTTCTAATACTGTATCATATGATTTAATGATTTCTTTTGTATTAATGTCCAACTTGTGAATAGGTCTTTCTCTATTACCCTTTACAGTCCTTACGGAACCAAATCTTTGATTGTGTTTAGTTCTTTCGTAATGTAGGTAAGTTTCTTCACCAGAAAAAACAGTCATCCAACTCTCACCATAGTATTTGATTGCTAATTCAATGATGTATTCAGGTCCTTTACCCAATATCTCATCTAATTTCTCTCTATTAACTCTCTTAATTTCTTCTAATTCTTCTTCAGTAATCTTTTTCATCTTCGGTAAAGGGGTTATCTAATGTATTTTTTAAGTGTTCGCGTATCTTTCTTACGTTCAAGAACATAGTGCTTTTTGATACTCCTATCTTTTTTGATAAGCCCTCTAATGTATCTTCGGAAAACCAATACATACCTGCTAACTTTGCTGAAGCCCATAACCTTGTCTTTTCTAATTCGTTTAATTCGTTTATCAATTCATCGTATGCTTTCTGAATCCTCAAGTCCGTTTCCGTATCGTATTCTTCGTATTCTAAATCTACTTCGGTGTTGGTATATCGGTTATTTATTTTAACCTTATTTATCCACCTTGTCATTAAGAAAGAACGGCAATACTGAAGATTAAATGTATCATCAAACCATATCTTTGGATTTCCCTTATCTAAAAGATAGATGTAAAGGTCCGAAATCAAATCGTTTGATTCCTCTACATCCTTTGTTATATTGAACGCTGCTTTCTCTAACCAACTTCGGTGTTTGATGTGCAACAATTCAACTCTTTTAGTATTCTCATCCATTAACTCTTTGAACGAACTCTTTAATTGTGTTATATGCTCTTCCCCAATGTTTGCCTGATGATGCACAAGTACAGGGTTGTCTTTCGTTGGTTCCCAAAATCTTATTGTGAAGATACCATACTGTCTTAGCCATATTCTCAGGGATTCTATCTCTTACAGTTTCTACGATGTTAACTGCTTCAACCCACTCATGCTCTAATAGGGGTTCGTAATTAATTGTTTTCTTTTTTGCCATAACTTAAAATAACTTTATATCTTTCTTACATCCAAAGAAATTGTTAATCTTCTTCTGTCTTTCTGAACATCCACAATCTTCAAATCCCAACCAATTAGCTACTTTAACTGCTATCTTCTTTCCGAATCCAATGGTTGAGTAATGGATGATTCTTTCTAACCAATCACCTACACACATTTTATTTAGTTTTCTTTAGTTTATCTACTCTGTGGTATTTTAGGAGGTTCTCACTCCA